TTATGGGTGGCAAACAAAACAACAGCACCCTAGAACATCAACACTCGCTTAATGGGCTATCGCTAGTCGAGAGTTGGATAGTGGAAAGCGAAGAGCATGACAAAAGCAAGATGTACGGTTTAAGCGTTCCTGTCGGTACTTGGATGGGTATTGTAAAAGTAAACAATGACGAGGTCTGGAATAAGTACGTAAAAGAAGGCAAGGTCAAAGGCTTCTCGATTGAGGGGTACTTCGCTGACAAGATGGAAAGACCGAATGAGGCAATAAATGACTTTGAAGAGGAAGAGGCTCAAGAACTGCTGTCAATAATTAGGCGCATAGTCAAAAAAGATGGCAGAAAAAAAACAGGGGAAAGTGTAGAGTTTGAGAGCTATACTGACTATCCTGATGCTGTAAAGAACAACGCACAAAGAGGCATAGACCTCAATAAAAAAGTCAATAACAAATGCGCAACAGGCGTTGGCAAAATAAGAGCGCAGCAATTAGCACAAGGCAAGCCCATAAGCAAGGAAACCATAAAGCGCATGTATTCCTTTTTGTCAAGAGCAGAGGCATACTATGATGAGAGCGACACAGAGGCTTGTGGTACTATTAGCTTTCTTCTTTGGGGAGGCAAAGCAGGCAAAACTTATGCAGAGCGTAAAGTAAAGGAATTTGAGCAGCTTAACCTTGCAGACGTCAAAGTCAATGATGACTATGCAATAATAATGGACAGGCTTGCATACGCTACTAAAGAGATGGCTATAAAGATCGCTAAAGATTTGGGTTGCGATGGTTTTCACGAACACGAATTTGAAGGGCAGACTTGGTACATGCCTTGCGAGCAACATAGCAAAGATTTATCGTACCATAAATGCCCAAAGGGATACAAGAAAAAAAACGGTAAGTGCGTCAAGATGGCAGAGGTAGGCGAGCGTGGCGGCATACGTAAAAGCCCAAAAGCACCCAAGTCTGACACACCAAACAAAAACCCAAAAGGCAAAGGAACAGCCAAAGGCGATGCCTCCACAACAAGAGGCGCAAAAGTATCTGCTAAAGATGAGGCTACACTTAAAAAAAAGTCAGACGATTTTAATGAAAGATACAAGAAAAAATTAGGATATGGCGTTAACAAGGGCATGCTTAAAGCTGTCTTTCAGCGTGGTCTTGGTGCTTTCAATGTATCTCACAGCCCTCGCATCAAGTCTGCATCTGCTTGGGCATTTGCACGAGTAAACGCCTTTTTGTATTTAGTAAAGAATGGCAGACCACAAAATAAGAAATACACAACAGACTTTGATTTGTTACCAAAAGAACATCCTAAAAAAACGAAATGAGAAGAAAATACAAAACACCAAGTAGAACGTCGCCTAAAGGCGGAAAGCGAGGCTGTCTATGTAAAGATGGCACATACAACTCAAAATGCTGTGATGGCTCGCTAGAAGCGCAAGGAATAGGGGTAACTAAAGGAGGTAGTATAGCTACTATTAACGGAGTATCAAGGACAGGTTGAAAAAAAAACTTTACCACTTTGTTTTTTTGTCGTTTATAGTAGTAGACGTATATATATGAAAGCAACAGAAATGGTAGACAAAATCAAAGACTTGCTTGGCATCGAACTTTCTAGCCAAGACGTCGAGGCAGTTGAACTGGCTCAATCCACACTTGAAAACGGTACAGTGATAGAATACGAAAGTATGGAAGCAGGATCTCCTGTTTTTATTGTATCAGAAGACGAAAAAATAGCCCTTCCGGCAGGAGAGTACACTTTAGAAGATGGAAAAATGCTAGTAGTTATTGATGAGGGAGAAATCTCTGAAATCAAAGAAGCTGCTGAAAAAGAAGAGGAAGCAGAAGAAGAAGTAGAAGCTGCTGACCACAAAGAAGAAGAAGAAATGCAATACGTAAAAAAAGAAGAGTTTCAGGCAGCTGTAGATGAAATCAAAGCAATGATTGAGGACTTGAAAAAGCACAAAGAAGACATGAGTGTTTTGCAAGCTGATATGGAAAAGCAGAACGAAACCAAAGAAAAAGAGGAATTGGCAAAAATAGAAGTAGAAGCCGAGCCTGTGTATCACAGCCCTGAAAAAACAAAAAAACCCGTTTTAAATTTATCACAAAACAGACCACTTACAACTCAAGACATAGTATTCAAAAAATTATATTCATAATCTAAAAAATGGCAACAACAACAAATATAACAACAACCTACGCAGGAGAAGCAGCAGCTAGATATATATCCGCAGCCCTTACCTCTGGTGTAACACTTAACAACGGCTCTATCACAATTGAGCCAAACGTACGATACAAAAAAGTACTACGCACACTTGACACAAACGCTGTAGTCGCAGATGCAACTTGTGATTTCACTCCTACATCAACAGTAACATACGGAGAGCAAGTACTTGAGCCTAAAGAATTGCAAGTAAACCTGCAACTTTGTAAAAAAGATTTTGCAGACACTTGGGAGGCTTTAGACATGGGCTTTTCAGCACACCTTGAAACACCAAGCTCACTCGCTGAATATGTACTTGGCTATGTAGCAGGCAAAATTGCTGAAAGCGTAGAGCTTAACTTGTGGAGTGGAGACGACAGCGCAGGATCTGGCAACAACCTATTTGAAGGCTTTGAGCAGCGTATTACTTCATCTGCCCTTGCAGGTGTTGGTGCTACTACGATCACATCATCAAACGTTATCACATTCTTAGGCAAAGTTGTAGACAATATTCCTTCTACAGTTTACGGAAAAGAAGATTTGAAACTTTGGTTACCAAACAACGTATTCCAGAGTTATGTAAGAGCGTTAGGAGGGTTTGCAGCCGCAGGCGTGGGTGCAAATGGTTTCGACAACAAAGGGTCGCAGTTCTACACAATGGGTCAAGGCTTAACGTTTGAGGGCATCCCAGTACTACGTTCGCCTGGTATGTCAGCAAACAGAGCAATCGCAGCTCAGACTTCTAATTTGTTCTTTGGAACTGGTTTGCTTTCTGACCACAACGAGGTTAAATTGATTGACACAAGCGAGACTTTAGGAGACCAAAATCTTCGTATCATCGCACGTTTCACAGCAGGTACTCAAGTAGGAACTGTTGCAGATGCTAAACACTTTACACCTGCATCATAAATGGCTTGTAGTCTCACAACAGGGCGGGGTATTGGCTGTAAGGCTAACGTAGGAGGACTTCAGAATGTATATTTTGGAGACCCTGCGGAGTTTACGGCTGCCTCTGTAACCTTCGACAGCACAACAGGCGAAATTGAAAATACTGGCATGGCTACAGGCAACGCAAGTATCTTCAAGTTTGCTTTGAAAGGTGCAAACTCGTTCACAACCACGATAACTGGATCAGACGAGAATGGCACTATCTTCACAGAACAAAGTCTTGCAATTACGTTGCAGACAATGGATCATGCAACCTTAAAAGAAATTAAACTTTTAGCACATAGCAGACCAAAGATTTTTGTTGAAGATAGAAACGGACATCTATTGATGCTTGGTATAGAGAATGGAATGACTCTTACAACAGGAACAATAGTGTCAGGAGATGCAATGGGAGACCTTTCGGGCTACACATTAGAGTTTAGCGGTCAAGAGAAGATCGGTGTAATTCATGTAGACGGAGGAATTGCTAACGCAAGTTTTGTAGCTGGTCTAGCGACTACTTCAATCACACCTGCATCAAGTAACGGATAAAAATAGTTTTTTTCATTGTTTTTTAATTTGGAGGAGGGCGGTCTAACAATCGCCCTTTTCTTGTTTATATGATAGTAATAACACCGACAACAGGAAGCAAGACAATAAGGTTTGTGATGCACAACTTTACAACTGATGCCTTGATTATAGTTTTTAGAGATACTGCTCAAAACAGCAATCTATTGACAGTAACAGGCAGCTCTCTTGTTTCTAAAAACTCTTACTACAATGAACTAACAGCAAACTTTACTACTGCACCTGTAGAGGGGAGAACTTACGAGATGCTTATAGCTTTAGCCTCTGACGATATAGTGTTTCACAAGGAAACTATATTCTGTACTGCTCAATCTGTTGAGGACTATACAATCAACAATGGGGTTTATAACATGAAAAACGACTACGCTGCTGACGTAGACAACGAATTTGCATACTATGAATAACACACACCTCATTCAGTTAGGACAATATGAAATGCCAAAGGCTGTAGAAAGCCGCACAAATGACTATGTGGGTTATGGCGATGACAACAACTACTACGAGTATCTAATTAACACTTACATCGAAAGCCCTACACACCACTCCATTGTAAACGGTGTTGTGAACATGATATATGGAAAAGGGCTAGATGCTACCAACAGCAGTCGCATGCCTGATGAGTATGCGCAGATGAAAAAGATATTTAGACCTGACGAGCTTCGTCGGGTTGTGCAGGATTTAAAGCTCTTGGGCGAGGGTGCTTTCCAGATTTTCTACAAAGGCAACAAGGTTGTGCAGGCTAAACACTTTCCACGACAAACACTACGCCCTGAAAAGGCAAATGAAAAGGGAGATGTCGAAGCATATTACTACTCTCACGACTGGTCAAAGCATAGAAAAAGAGATAAGCTGACACGCATGCCTGTCTTTGTAAACGATGGGAAACCAAAGACACAAAATGAAATACTAATAGTAAGGCGTTATGTTACTGGATATCACTACGTAAGTCCTCCAGATTATGTCGGTGCAATTGGCTACGCTACCCTTGAGTCAGAAATAAGCGACTACCTTATCAATGACGTACAATGCGGTTTTTCAGGCACGAAAATAATCAACTTCAACAACGGAGTTCCTGACAGAGAGAAGCAGCTTGAAGTCAAGAGTGATGTAATGCAAAAGCTGACAGGCAGCAAAGGCGAAAAGGTGCTAATATCTTTCAACAGCACACCTGAAGCCAAAACGACAATTGATGACATTCCGCTAAACGATGCGCCTGCACATTACCAGTATCTATCAGACGAGTGCGCTAGAAAGCTAATGATAGGACACAGA